CGGCGGCGGCGGTGTGGGTGGTGGCGGCGGCGGTGCCAACACCGCTGCGATCGACGACCTCCTCGAGGACGTCTGATCGGCGTGGGTGGCGGGGGTTGACGTGCGTATTTTGGGCATCGACCCCTCGCTCACCAACTACGGGTGGGCCGTCCACGACACGGAAGCATCGGGTTTGGCCCGGTGCCCCGCGCGTGGACGGTTTCGCTCGTCGGCGAGCACCCTGTTCATCGATCGGTACACGGGGATGCGGGAGGACCTGCGCGCACTCGTGCGTGACGTCCGACCCGACCGCATCGGGCTCGAGTTCCCCGTCTTCGACAACCTGTTCAGCGAAGGCATGTACGGGTTGTTCCTGTTCACCTGCGAGGCGCTCCGCCTCGAGCGGTGCGACGTCGTGTTCTGGTCGCCGCTCCAGGTCAAGGCCCACGCCCGCGACTCACTCGGGCGTCCGCCGAAGTGGCAGATGATGAAGCCCGACATGGTCGAGGCGGCGAAGGTCGACACGGGCGGCAAGGGGCAGTGGAACCACAACGAGGCCGACGCCTACTTGGTCGGCCGTCTCGCGGGTCGGTTCTGGATGTTCGTCGAGGGTGGGATCGCCGATGCCGACCTCACCCCGACGGAACGCAAGTACTTCGCCGGCGTCCGCACCTTCACCAAGGGGAAGCGTGCGGGCGAGGAAGTGCGTAGTGGGGTCATGTACCGGGAGGACGAGCGGTTCTTCCGGTGGTCGAACAACGGTTCACCGGACGGTGGAGGTCTCAATGGCGGCAGCAGCGACAACGAAGAAGAAGGGGGGCGGGGGTCTGATGATGGCCGCCCTGGATGCGGCGAAGAAGGTCCTGAAAAGTGACACGTTCATCGTCAACCTGTCGCCGGACAGCTACAAGGCATCGCTGCCGCACGTCCCGACCGGGTCGTTCGTCATCGACTACCTGATCGGCGGCGAGCCGAACCCCAACGGCGTCGCACCGTGCCCCGGGATCCCCCGCGGGAAGATCACCCAGGTGTGGGGTGCGGAGTCGTCGGGCAAGTCCACCCTCGCCCAGACGGCCGCGGCCAACGTGTGCCGGAACGGCGGGACGTGTCTGTACGTCGACTTCGAGAACGCGATCGTCCCCGACTACGCCGCGACCCTGGGCGTCCCCGTCGACGACCCGTCCCGGTTCCAACTCGTCCAGCCGTCGACCCTCGAGGACGGCCTGAAGCTCATCAAGATCTACACCCTCGCGGGCGTCGACCTCATCATCATCGACTCCGTCGGTGCCGCCGTCCCGTCCAACGTCGTCGAGCGGTCCATCAAGGACATGGACGACCCCGTCCAGGTGGGCTTCGCGGCCCGCATGTGGTCCGGGTTCCTCCCCGCGATCCGCATCGACCTCATCAAGCACAACACCGCGCTGATGGGCATCTCGCAGACCCGCGCGAAGATCGGTGGGATGGGGTACGGCCCGCAGACAGAGGCCCAGGGCGGCAACGCCTGGAAGTACTACTCCGACCTCCGCCTGTCGCTCCGACGGGTCGAGCAGGAGAAGGCCAAGGCGGTGAACAACCTGACCTTCAAGGTCGAGGAGCGCATCACCGGCGGCAAGTTCGAGGCCAAGATCGAGAAGTCGAAGGTGTCCGGCTCCCAGGGCCGCAAGGAGAACTTCTACATCACCTGGGGCCGGGGCATCGACGACCTCCGCAGCATCGTCGAGATCGCGGTGTCCCACAACATCGTGCGGAAGTCGGGCGGGTGGTACATGTACGGCGACACCCTGAAGTTCCAGGGCACCGACCAACTCGTCAAGAAGGTCCGCTCCGACGACGCGTTCTTCGGCGAACTCGTCAGCAAGGTTCGCCCCCTCCTCGCGGCCACGAAGGAGGCCGTCGAGGACGACAACGCGGAGCCCGAGGAGTACGACGACGTCTCCCTCGGCAAACTTTTCGAGGATGCCGAACTGACCTCCGGGGACGAGTAGCCCGCGCCACCGGGTATCGCTGTCAGGGGGGTTCCCGTGCCCGTCAACATCCGCGTCCGCAACTTCCAATCCATCGAGGACGCCACGGTGGAGGTGTCGGGCCTCACCGTCGTCACCGGCCAGAACAACTCCGGGAAGACTGCGGTGATGCGCGCGGTGCGCGGCGTGTTCGAGAACAGCGGCGGGGACGCGTTCGTGCGCCACGGCACGGACGCCCTCGCCGTCCACATCGACTTCGGGGACGCCGACGTCGCCTGGACGAAGGGTCCGAAGGTCAAGCCCACCTACGTCGTGGGGGGCAAGACCATCAACCCGGGCCGCGCCGTCCCCGACGAGGTGGCGGCCATCGGCATCGCCCCCGTCCAGGCCGGGTCGGGGGAGGTGTGGCCGCAGATCGCCCCCCAGTTCACGGGACAGGTGTTCCTGCTGGACATGCCGGGGTCCGCCATCGCCGAGGTCGTGTCCGACGTCGCCCGCGTCAGCCGTCTGACGGAGGCGCTGCGGTACGCCGATGCCGACAAGCGTTCCGCGAACGCCGACCTGAAGCTGCGCCGCAAGGACCGCGACGACGCCAAGGCGGAGGTGGCCCGCTTCGACGGGCTGGACGCCGCCGGGGACGTCGTGTCCGGTGCCGAACGGGCGCTGTCCGACGCGGTCGCCGCGGGGGAGGCCGTGGCGGACGTGTCCGCCGTGCGCGACCGACTCCACGCCGCATCGGGCAGGGTGCGGTCCCTGGACGGGGTCCGGTCGGTGTCGGTCCCCTCGACCGCCGCCGCGTCCGCCGCCGCGTCCGAACTGTCCGCCGTGCGTCGTTTGGCGTCGTCCGTCCGGCGGCACCGTGCCGCCGTCGCCGACCTGACGGTGGACGTTGCCGCCCCGTCCGCCGTCGAGGCGGTCGCCGTGTCCCGGGACATCGCATCCGTCCGGGCGGTCGCCGCCCGCCTGCGGGCGGCCCGGTCGACCGTGGCATCCCTGCCGACCGGGGTGACCGTGTCGTCCACGGACGAGGTTCGGTCGATGGCGGCGACGGTCGCGGACGTGCGGCGGATCGCGGGGCGACTGTCCGCCGCGCGGGCGTCCGTCCGCACGTACGACGGGGTCTCGACCGTCGCCCCCGACGCGGCCCAGGTCAACAAGGTGTCGGCGGCGGTCGCCGCCCTGCGCTCCATGTCTGCGCGGGTGTCGGCCGCCCGGTCTGCGCTCGGCGCGATCGAGCAGCAGATCTCCGATGCCACCGCCCGGCGGGATGCCGCACAGGCCGAACTCGACGCGATCATCGGGCAGGTGGGCTCGTGTCCCACCTGCGGGTCCGTCGTCGGTTCCGACGGGGTACACGCCCACGGGGAGGCACGGCCTTGATCCGTCTCGTCTGGCGCACCGACGTCCACCTGTCCGACACCCCGCCCGCGTCCCGCAAGGATGACTGGGCGTCCGCCGTCCTCGACAAACTCCGTCAGGTCGGCGAGGTCGCCCGCCGCGTGGACGCCGCCGCCGTCATCGACGGCGGGGACTTCTTCCACGTCAAGTCGCCCAGCCGCAATACGCACGACCTCATCCGCCGCACGGCGGAGGTCCACCGGGCCTACCCGTGCCCCGTGTACGCGAACGTGGGAAACCACGACTGCGTGTACGGGGACTACGGCTACCTGGACCAGCAGCCCCTCGGCGTCCTGTTCGCGACGGGGGTGTTCAACCGCCTGTACGACGAGCACGAGGCCGTGTTCGTCCGCGACGGTGTCAAGGTGCGCGTGGTCGGTGTCCCGTACCACGGGACGACGTACGACCTCGACCGGTTCCGCCGCATCCGCAGGGGGGACGAGGACGTACTGGTGTGCGTCGCGCACGTCCTGGCGTCCGCACGGGGCGGGTCGATGTTCGAGGGCGAGGACATCATCGCGTACGACGCCCTCACCGCCTTCGAGCCGGACGTGTTCTGTTTCGGACACTGGCACAAGGACCAGGGCGTCGAGGTGGTCGGGGGCAAGACCATCGTCAACATCGGCAGCCTGACCCGGGGTTCGCTGTCCCAGGACGAGGTGGACCGCAAGCCCGCGTGCGCGGTGATGACGTTCGCCCCCGGACAGCCCCCGCAGATCCAGGTGGTCCGCCTGCGGGTCCGCCCCGCATCCGAGGTGTTCGACATCGCCGGTCGGGCACGGGCCGAGGCCCGCACGTCGACCGTGGACTCGTTCGCGGAGTCGGTCCGGACGCGCCTGGCATCCGAGCGGGGGCGGGACGTGACCGACGTGGTCGCGGGGCTCGACGTCCCCGACCGGGTGCGGGAGCGGGTCCTGCTGTACCTCGAACGGGCCGGCGGTTGACGCGGGTATCGTCCCGTCGCGGAGGGGACGTGGCTCGCGATTTCACCCTTTACTGGACCAGCCTCGAGATGTACGAGGCCTGCCCCCAGAAGTTCCTGTGGTCGCGCGGGTGGGGGGCGATGGACGTCGGCGGCGGTCCGGGTCGTCCGAAGCCTCTGCCCGTGCGTTCGTCCGAACACCACCGGATGATGGGCAAGGCCATCGGCAAGGTCGTCGAGGACTTCTACAACCTCGAACTGTGGCGCGACCCGAAGGGGCTGTCCGACCGCCTCGCCGAGCGGGCCGATCGCGAGATGTCCCTGGAACTCGCCAGGGGGTACGTCGACTACCGCAAGGCCCCGTCGAAGGCGGAGATGCTGAAGATCTGCCGCGACGGCGTCGTCGGGTTCCTCCGCACGGTCAAGCACGACCGCCTCCTCGGCCCGTACGCCCGCGCCGAGGTCAACCTGATGGGCCGCGTGGACGCCGACACCCCGGTGGGTGGCCGCGCCGACATCATCGTGACCCGGGAGGACACCGGCACGAGCATCCTCGACGGCAAGAACAGCCAGTCGAAGGGCAAGTACACCGACCCCGACCAGTTGCGGTGGTACGCGATGTGCTTCCGCCTGGTCCACGGCCGACTGCCCGAACGGCTCGGGTTCATCTACTTCCGCTACCCGGCCGACCCGGATGCCGGGGTGTCCGGCGTCGACTGGATCACGTTCACGGACGCCGACGCGGACGGCCTGGCCGCCCGCGCGGTGGCCGGGATCACCGGGATGCGGGCGCAGCGGTTCGACCCCACCCCGTCCCCGAAGACCTGCCAGTTCTGCGACTTCGAGACGGTGTGCGAGGCCCGCCAGGCGCAGAAGGCGGACCGTGCGGCCCGTCGCTCGAAGGGTGGGGGCGGCGACTTCCCCACCGGGTTCGTGGACCTCGGGTTCGACGACGGGGGTACGGACGACGGCGGTGTCGCGTAGTGCCGGTGCAACGGAGTTACCGATGAACACGGATGACCTCGACGTTCGACTGAAGAACGCCGTGCGGCGACGCGACGTCGTCGCGGACGACGTCAAGCGTCTGGAGGGCCGGCTCGAGGCCGCCCGCCAGGCACTCGCCGATGCGGAGCGTGAGTGCCGCGACCGCAACATCGACCCAGACAAGATCGACGACCACCTCGCCAAGCTCGAGACCCGGTACGCGGACCTCGTGTCCGGCCTCGAACGCGACGTGGCCGCCGCAGAGTCCGCCCTCTCTCCCTTCCTCAAGGAGATCCGTCAGTGAAGATCACGTCCACCAAGGCCGACATCGTCGCCGCCACCCGTATCGTCGAGAACGCCGTCCAGGGCGGTGACGACGCCACCATCTCCAGCCACTTCCTGTTCCGGGTCACCGACCGTGGGTTGCAGGTCCTGTCGTCGAACGGCAAGCGCCTCCTCGCGAGCGCGTTCGTCCAGAACGCCGCGATCGACGGGGACCACAAGTCGTTCACCGTGTCCGCGTGGCGGTTCAGCCAACTGCTGAAGCTCAGCCCCGAGGGCCCGTGCATCATCGACTTCGACGGTTCGACGTCGAAGGTGCACATCGACGGCCGCACGATCCGGTTCGCCAGCCTCGACCCGTCGTCCTTCCCGCACTGGGACAGCACGTTCGACGTCGCCGTCGACGTCGGCACCGTGTCCGCCGGCCGCCTGTTCTCCGCGCTGTCCTACATCCGTCCGTTCGTGTCCAACATGGACACCCGCACCCCCGCCCTGGCCGCGACGGAGTGCCGGGATGGGT